ATTTTCTGGACATGGAACACAAATCCGCCAGCCATATCAGTAAAAACGCCCTGCTCGACTTTCTAAAACCGACGCAGCTTCAACCACAGTCACTCTCCCTGTGAGCGCGCGCGAGACAAACAACAGGTCGAAAAAACGCTGCGAAGTGCATATTTTCAGAATAAAACTTCTCATCAAGGCCGACTTCTGGTACAAAGTCAGCCGCTCTGAGCGGGTGTCGTATAATGGTATTACTCCAGCTTCCCAAGCTGATCACGCGGGTTCGATTCCCGCCACCCGCTCCAACGTTTTCAAGGCCTCCAGCGCAGTCCACGGACATCCAATAGCGGCTGGTGACAGTTTCAGTGACAGTTACTGCTTTTACGCAGGCGTCAGGTTCCACCCCCCTCTCCCGTATGCCTACCCCGTTTCATGTTGACCCATGGGGAAAAGGTAATTTTGGTAATTGAATTTCTTAATCTGCCTGAAAGCCTTTAAAATCAATGGCTTGAAAGTCTTTGGCAAGGGTAATTTTAGGGTAATTGAATAGTAAGATTATTACCTTTGACCATGGTAATAACCAACCCGAATAAAACCCTTACAAATCAGGCACTTAGTAAAAAATTACCTTTCTAATTACCCCTAATTACCGTCACCGGTAATCGCTCAAAGTCCCGCCCCATAAGAGCTGCAGACCACTCCCTGTAAAAAATTACCAAATTACCCTTTCCCCGCGACCAACCTGAAATCCCACCTTGCCATCATCTTAAAAAACCTTGCCCACCCCCGTTTTCAGTAGTTTTTTCATACACCAAAACAGGGCCGATTGACTCAGCTCTTCAGCGTCAGCTTGTGAAACGCTGCAATCCGCCTATAACCCTTGCCGCGCTTGGCTTGCAGGGAATTCAACCTCTCTTCGCACACCATCAATCTCCGCTCAAATAAGATCATGCGCATTTTTGAAAACCCATCGAATCCCACGTTTTCAAAGTTTTCGCCCAATGAAACCGGGCACTCCAGCGACACCCCCTCCGCGACCACCTCACGCACCGCTGTGCAACCGCGCTGCACTTCCCTTCAAAACTTTGCATTCTGTGCAATGGCCGATCCCCTACAGAGCCCCACGGCCCGCCTGGGCTACAGGTTCGTTTGCACTACATCCGGATTTGCACAAAAAAAGGACACAAGGCCCGTCGGCGGGAGGGGGATAAGTGCTTTTTCCCGCAGTTTTTTAATTTCATGCCTGACTTCCCAAGCTGCAGCTATGCTGCATCTTGTTTAGATCTCGAGCGGCAACGTAGGTAAAGGAGCCAAGAAGGAAAAAGCTGTATATATTTACAGTATGTTCAAAAACACACTGTACAGGCCTCAGCCAGCATGCCATTCTTGACTTAAGGCAGCTGTCAACCAATTCGTAAATAAACTGAACGAAATTGATTGATTGAGGTCTTATTTATTGCGCATATATAGACACCTATGTAGAATGTGCGCGCCGTTTTTACTGACATTGGACTAAGAATGTGAATCGTATGCTCAGGAATTTGCTCTCAGGCATCGGGTCCGTTTTGGTGCTTTGCCCGGCACAAGGCTACAGCCACTATCGTGGTCACGGATCTGAGTTAGCACGAACTGACTTTGAAGCGCTGCAAGAAGATGTGCAGGCGATCGGTCATGACTTCTATAAAGCAGCAGAACAAGGCAAACAGCGTGTCGCAGAAGCCAAAGAACGTGACACCCAACAAGCCTGATGCTCGCGTAGAGCCTCGCACCGGCACGATTGAACGCGAGAGGAAGCAGACCGGAATGGTCACCACGGCCTTTCAAGGCCCCCTGCCTCCTCCATCACTACTCAGAGAATATGACTCTGTAGTCCCTGGTTTGGCCCAGGAGATTGTCCAATGGACGACCAGCCAGACAGCGCATCGACAGGGTATAGAAAGCCGATCGATAGCCATCGATGAAAAACTATCGACTTGGTATATAGTCGAAATATTGATGGGCCAGCTGTTCGCTCTGATGATTTCGTTAGCAGTAATTGCATCCGTGGTGTACTTGGCTCTTCAAGGCCATGAGATAGCTGCTAGCGCTATCGGAACCGTTGGCTTCGGCGGCATCATCGCAGCATTCATCACTGGACGACGGAAACGCACACCGAGCGAAGGGGCTGTAACAAAACCCACCGGTAAAAAGAAGTAGACGCGTCCCTAAAGCCCGCAAATGCGGGCTTTTTTGTGAGCCGATATTTTTATGCTGCGAAACGTTTTTGCCTGACTTTCTTCTTACCGTGTCACTTTTGCGTGGAGTGAGCACGCCTGCAACAGGTGCAGCATCGTAGCGACGGGCGAATACCGACCTATCGGATCAAGAGGCTTACCCACGCGTCAGAAAATCAAGAGAGGCACGGTGGAGATATCTTCAGCGTGCGAAACAAAAACAGGGGCCGAAGCCCCTGTTTTATTTGACGACAAGCTTAGAAAAAAAGCTTGTACAGACGGATCAGCCAATAGGTTACTTGCAAGAACCTGATCAACTCCTCCGGCAGGAAGCGAGCAATGTAATTCAACATTGGTTACTACTCCAAAGGTTAGAGAAAGCTGCACACTGACATGAGCGTTAGCAGCACCTCTCACTTGATCTAACCGTACACGCTAATTAGTTAGCCAGTTTGGTTAACTAATTAATCTGGGAAGCATTACATATATGAATAACAACCCAGCATTTGCAGTGTTTCACCCGCAAGCACCTATTCGGGCTTGACGGGGTGATCAGTTAGCCATAGCCTTTGAAGTGTCGAGTTCCAAAGATCTATGGTTCGAGTGATTGAGCCAGATGCTATCACAGGTTTTCCGTCAGGGATCCTGCTAAAAGCATACACCCGAAGCCCGCCCAGTGCGGGCTTCGGCGTTCTTGCCGCCTGAAAACGATCAGGCGTTCGCGTTTTCGCTAGTAAAATTCAGGGTTTCCCTATTGCCGTTCGTATTTTACCAATACGACCTTCGGGCTCGTTTTTTCATGCTGCCCTCAAAAAAAACCGATAGACGGTAGTTGGCTCGAGAGCAATGTTAACTAATAGAGTTAAGTTACTTGCGGGGAGACCATACCAAAGCAAGTTTTATAGAGCGCGTGCTCGTCGACGAATATAGAAAAGCTCAAAAGTTTATTGCTTTCGTCTTAACCGAAAGTTGCTTGCCAATTGCTGCTTTGGCTATAAATGCAGCTGCATCTGTAGGACTCGGCGTCGGCCCAGGCAAATGCGTATGCCCCGCCAGTTGCGTGTTCATCTCCTGCACTAGGTCGAGCAAATCACACACCACCTGAAACAGGTTCACGCTTTCAGAGCCAATCCAGTTTTTCGGCGCGACCAACCGCTGCCCCTCCCCCGCCACGCTCTTGCGCAGGCCCTCGATCCGCTCCTGCATATCGCCACCCACGGTGGCGTTGTACTTATCACCAACCACCAAATTCAGGTCGCGCCCCGTGGCCTGGTGCAAGTCATCCACAGCCGCCACGCTCATCGAACCGCCTGACAGCAGTTTCATGGCACCCATCGCTTCGAGTGTTTTTACGCCGCCGACCGTCTCTTTTGAATGGTCGTCCACGGTTTGGCTGTGGCTTTGATAGTGCTCCTGGTTGTCCAGGGCTTGGACTTCGCGATCAGCTGAGAAGTCCTGTATGCGGCCATCAGTCTGCCGCGACCAGTTGCCGTCGGCGTCCACGCGCTGTTGGGCGGTTTCGCTGTGCTGCCAGACTTGATCCCCTTTGGGCACCTTGGGCAGGCTCAGGCCGTGGGGCAGTATGGTCTGGATAAAGGGCTTGCTGGGCATGCCATAGGCGAAGTTGACCACCACCGTGGTGCCTTCCCCCGGGAAGCCGAAAAAGCCCATCTCATCACCGCCCACGGACACTGGCAGCGGTACACCGGCCAGAATCGGCAGGTTGGGGTCGGGTTCGCCATCTTCGGCCAGTACCTGCAGGTCAACCGCGTACCGGGGCCGGAAGTTGTCGCAGATGCCGGACTGGGCCGGGGCATCGGCCACACCTTGCACTAGGGCGAATCTGGGCAGGTGGTAGCCGCCGCTCAGCTCGGGGAATTGACGTTCTACGGCGCGTTTTATTGCTTCTTCCACTTCAAACCCATTTGATTCGCGGCCAGCGACACCGAAACGATGCGTTGCGCCTGATTAAAGGTTGCACCAGGGCGTATGCCTGGCATGGCGGCGACCATGGCGCTTTCGTTGCCCTGGTAGCCGTCGAACAATTCGATTGGCAGCTGCAGCGGCTCCCGGGCACCAAAAAAGCTGTCGGCCCAACTGCCCACAAAGACTTCGCCGTCGCCCTGCTGCTGCCAGATCGGGTCGGGAATGCTGAACACCCGGGCCAGACTGTCCATGGCTTGAATGCCGGTGGCCAGGTTGTAAAAGAACGGGGCCTTGACCTTGGCATAGGGCTGATCAGGCACGCGGAACGTGAGCCCGGTCTTGTTGCTGATAGCGGTCAGCACGGCGCGAAGATCCACGTGCCGCAGGTTCAACGGCAGCGGCTGGCTCAGGATTGCAGCCAGCTCGCGGCAGAACAGCACCTGCTCGACGGCGTTCACGCTGGTACTGCGCTCGACGTAGCCAATGAAAAACCGCTGTAGCGGCTTGTCGTTGTAACCAATGTCCAGCGTCACCAATCCTTTTAACGGGGCTTTGGCTTGCACCGTGAACGAGGCTCGCCCCGGGGTGCGCAGCTCCAGCCGGACATCGTCTTTGACCAGCGGGTATACGGTGCCGCCGATGGTCAGCACTTTGTGCAGTTTCATGGCGGTCAGCCCATCCAGTTATCAATTTTTTTCAGCACGGCTTCAAAGCCAGTCAGCTCTTGCCCGGGCTTTTCCGGGTCACTGCCGTTCTCACCGGCAACGCCTTGCCCGGGCGCCGACTGACTGGCCACGGTGTTGCCCGTGCGACGGCCTTCTACCCGCTCGGGGTTGCTCAGTTTCTCGGTCAACGTGAACTGGATCAGCCAGGCCTGCAGCGTGTCGTGTTCCCGGGAACTGACCCCGTCGCTGAATTGCACCTGGCGCATGCCGAAGGCGGCGGCCGTGTCGTGAACGATACGGTAGGTTTTGAGTTGGCCACCGCTCTCTGTTGCTTCGGCCAGGCGCATCAGCGTGCGCAACCAGTCCGCATCGGCATGGCGGATCAGCCCGGAAAAGGTCAGGGTCTTGGGCTTGAAGCCGGTGTGGGCCTTGTCGCTGTTGCTTGTCTGCCCCGACATATCTCCGCTTTCAATGCGCAGATTTGCCGTGGCTTTCATGTTTTTGCAGCGCACTTGTTCGCCATCGAGTAGCAGCGTCATAGGCCGATCATCTCCTGTACAAAGCTCAGCCCTTTGCGCGATCCCACCAGCACCATGCCAGCGCAGATCCCCCATTCATGGCCCGGGGCTTGGCCTTCCAGCAGTTGGGCACTTAGCTCGGCGCCGTTCCCCGGGCCGATCAGGCGGCATTGCATGGTGGTTTCCGCGGTGCTGCCGGTCAGCAGCTGCTGCAGCTCGGCCAGCTTTCGGTCGTGGGCTTGGGCCTGAGTGGCCTTACGTGCAGCCAGGGCCGCCAAGTCGGCCATGGGCGAGCTGTCAGCGGCGTAGCCCTCCAGCGCGGCCAGTTGGCTGGACAGTGCCTGGCTTGCGGCTTTGGTCACGGTGCAACGCTCCAGGGGCATCTGCCCCCAGCGCGGCAGCGCACCGGCAGAAGGTAGCTCCCACTTTTCCGCCTCCAGCTTGAACAACTGTTGGGCACGGCGCTGGGCGCGTTCCAGATCCGGAAACGGTAGCAAGGCGTTGAACCGCGCCAGGGTGGCGGCGAACTGGTCGTATCGAGTGCCCAGGAACAGGATCACCAGCGCGTATTGCTGCCCGGTGGGTAGCCCGGTGTCGTGGCTGTCCTTAAGTTTGGCGCTCAGCAGCTGCAGCAGGTTCGGCGCAGCCAACGCACGCAATAAGCCGGTGCCCTGACCAACCCCGCTCTGGAAAGGTGTCACTACCAGGCACGCCGGGACTTCGCCCAGGGCGTCAGCCATTGCCGAGCGCCCGGCCTCGATCCCCTGCTTTGCCAGTTCCGCGACCGGCCCCGGGCTGGTGGTGGCCATACCCTTGAGCGTTTCGAGGCGTGACGCGGTGCTGGCCAGCTCAGATCCGGCCATCTGTTTGGCGGTGGCCAGCTGGCTCAGCCATTGGGTTGACTGGCTTGGCCAGCGCATGGTGACGGGCGCCCAGTTCATGCTTGGCCTGCTACCCAGCTCACCGCCTCGATCGCGGCCAGGTCGTTGGCGGTCAGGGCCACATCCAGCTGGTCTTTGAGCAACAGGGCTTTTTGCTGGCAGGTCAGCCGGTGATGGTTGAACGCGGCGCTGACCAGGTGCAACTGCTCGGCGGTGTGCTCGCGGTAGGCTTTGACGCCCAGGGCATCACGGCAGGCCAAGTGCCCGTCGTTGCCCAGTACCACCTGGCTGGTCAGGTTGACCTGGTCAATCAGGGTACTGTCGTAGCAGTGTGTTTCCCCCAGGACATCGCAGGAAAAGCCCCTTGTGATTGCTTGTTCACAGGCCGCATTTACCGAGTCCAACTGTTCGGCGTGACGAATTTTTACCAGTGCCGGCACATCGTCAACCCACTGGCCTTTGCTCCATACCTGGTGCTCACCGGGTGCTTTCAAGGTGTAGCCTTTTGGCAGTGGCGCAGGGGTTTCGATCAGCAACGGCTGCCCGGTGATCTTGTGATAGACGATCTCGCCCTGGTACGACTCGATCAGCTTCCACGCCTTGCCGTTCCAATGGGCCGCTTGGTGTGCAGGGATCGCTGGGGGCGCTACTTCCACGCAGCCGCCCGGGATTAACCAGACATCTGGCTCTAAAGGGCAGCGGTCAGCACAAGCTTCACCTGTGAAGATCCCATGATGATCAGTCTGATAAACGATTTTGGTGTCCATGGCGGGTCTCAATACTTAATGCAGGCAAGGAAGGCGATATTTTGCGGGCGTGTTTCAGCACCACCGGAATAAGCCACGGTGATGGCGTGCAGGTGATCCTCAACCGCACCAATGCCTACGTTGTGCGTATGGCTACCCGCTTCGTTCGTGATGTTTTGAGGCTGGTCGGCTGCCCCGCCAGTGTCGGAGTAGTACCAGTTGCCGTAATTCCAGCCGAACGAGCTGGAGTTGTTCACGGTGTGGGCGTGCTTGCCCTGGGCATCAGTCCACGCCGTATGCGTATGGGCACCGCCACCGCTCGCACTGGCACCGTGGTTGTGACTGCGTGTTTCGTCTGCCTGATTACTGCCCTGTTGCCGCCCTGGGTCGATCCCGCGCCCGTCATCCAATACGCGAATAAACTTTCCGCGTGGGTCTGGCAGATTGAAGGTGTTGACCCCATCCCCCGCGCCGTAAAGGGTGCCAATTCTGGAGAACAGTGCGGCATAGGTAGTACGTGACACTGCGGCACCGTTGGCCTTGAGCCATCCCAACGGCGGCGTTGCCATCGCAAAACTGCAGACAAGCCCGGTCAGCGGATCATCCATAGCTTTGCGCAGGACGTTCAGGGCCTTGGTGGTGGCCAGAATCTCGCTGTTGTTGGTTTGTGGGTCATCGCTTTTAGCGTTGGGCAACTCGCTGAGCCCGACGTCCTCTTTTGTCGTGCCCCGGGCTCGCAGCTTTTCATAGTCGCCATTGCGTAAGGCTAGATGCTCGATCAAGGCAACGTCGACCGGTTGAGGCAGACGCAAATCGGTCACAGTGTTGGAGTTGGGCAGATCCGCGATCGGCACGAAGTAATGACGGGCACCGGCGCTGTCGGTTTTGTCGACCAGGTTTGCGCCAAAGACCACCTGGCAGGTGGTGACCATATCGCTGCCCTTGCGCTGTAAAGCGACCTCCAGCCAGGCTTTGGATGGCACGTTGGCCACGTTGATGATGGTCGGCTCGGTCTGCACAACGCGAATGCCTTCAACGTAGGCAATACCCGGCTTGAGCTGATAGCTATTACCTGTTTTGACCAACTGCAGGCCGCTGTCGAAAAAACACGCTCGACCAAAAAAGTCGCGATTGTGCAGGCGCTCGCGCTCATCGATGCCGCCCAGGCGTACGGTAAAATCGTGTTGCCAGGTACTGGCGTCGATCGTGATGCCGGTCATGGCCTGGGCGCCGCTGAAGGCGACCATAAAGTTTCGGGTCAGGTTGTTGCCAACCTGGTACGGGTGCCGGTTCTTGCGCTTTTGTTGCACGGGCACGTACGCCACGGCCAACAGAACGTTTTCAGCAGTCTGCAGCCCTACCCAGTTGAAGTCCCAGTCGCCTACGTCAGAACCCAGCATCACGCTGTAGACCACCTGATTGGGGGTCACGTAGCCCGATCGCTGAATGGGGGCCGTGTGGACGATTTGCGCTGCAGGCGGCAGGGTTGAGGCGCGATCCACTTCGCTTTCGGGGTTCAAGCCCGGGATGAGTGCGAACACAAAACGGCTGACTTCCAGCGCTTTCTGTTCACCATGCTTTTTCGCGATAAGGTTTTCACCCGCGATCGTGATGTTTGAAGACATGCGTCTACCTGTTCAGTAATTTTTAAGCGTGTGGATGGCGGTCGAAAATGCTCGCCCCGGGGCCAAGTTGTTTAAGCAAGATGTACATGCCCAGGCCGCGCAGGATCTCCCCGGCCCAGAAGCCAAAGAACATGCCGTTATCGGTTCCAAGGCGAACCGCCGGACTCCAGCAACCGTTCATGGGTTGACCAGGTACAGGCGTTACCACGTAGTTGCTTTGCAGCTCGGTGACGCATGCCTCGATCAACGTGTTCAGCTGCGGGTGTTTACAGCCCGCCATGGCAGCCATGCAGGCGCCGGACAACCACAGGCCGGTCATGTGCCCGGTGAAGTCGTCAGGCACTGGCTGGGGAACGCTGGTCATTGGAAAGTCGGTGGGCAGTACGCCGTTGTGCTGGCTGACAAACTCGCCCAACCAGTTAATCCAGTTGCCGACATACGCCTTCAACTTTTCCGGTACAGGTTTGCCGTCCTCGACCAGTTGCTGCCAGGCACGGCATGCGCCCTGAAATGCCCTGGGCTGGTAGCCAGACCAAGCAGTGCCGTCACCCCAGTGATTCATGGTGAAGGTGTCCGGCGTGCCGTACTTGAAGTTGTCCCAACGGTTCCACACGTAGGCGCTCGCGCCCGGGCCGAGCTGGCCGAACTTGGCGGCGTACCACTGTTGAGAGTCGTGCAGGAAGTCGACCATGTTGCCCAGGTGCCGGGCGTACTTCTCCGGTTCCAGGGTGTAGATAAACGGGTACTGGTAGCCCGGGTATGGCATCCCGTGCCATGCGCCGATTTGGGCTGAACCTTCCTCGTAGATGTTGGAAAACGGGATCAAACCCGGGGTGTAGGCCAGCGAGTCGTCGCGAAAGCCGGTCACCGTGCAATCCCCCACTTTGGCGCTGAATGCCTCGGCACAGGTCAGGGTCAGCCGGTAATTGAGGCTGTAGCCGTCGTCCAGGGTGTACAGCGGCGGCACGTCGTTGACGTAGGCATACGTCCAACTAATGTCCTTGTCCGAACCGTTTTCAAGAATCACCGTGAACTGGTCGACCTCGGTGTAAACCGGGCCTGCAGGATCTGGATCATCGGAATGGTTGGGCTGATAACCGGACAGCACCAGGTCACCGGGCAACAGGTCTTTGGTGATCCAGGTGTCCAGGGTGTTTTCAAGCAACCAATACCACCGCCACCCGTCCGCGTCCTCGATCCGTAGGTCTGTCTCGCCATTGGATTTGTAGGTGATCGAGTTGATCGGCGCGCGTCCGGTGCCGCTAGTCCAGTTGCCGACGATAAAACCCGCGTCATCGTCCGGAAAAAACGCGGTGATGGTGTTCGCTCGGCGGTTGCCCAGTACCGTCGTGTCGTAGTGCTGGGTAATGACCAGGCCGCCGTAATCGGTCACGGCGGACGCATCGGCGGTGATGTAGGCCGAGCCGTCATCCCGTACCATTTGATAAAGGCTGCTCAGGGGCACGTCGTAGGCGATCGGCTCCAGGCTGGTCGACAGCGGCAACGCAAACCCCCACTTTTTACCGTTCGCATCGATCTTGTCGCTGCTTAGCAGCACTTCCACCCGGGCTTCAACGGGCGCGCCATCCACGCCGACACCGCCAAAGGTGGTCAAGAATCCTGACTGTTGATCGAGACGAAACCAGATTGATTGCTGCTCAAGGGACAGGCTGGCCGCTCGATCAAATTGGGCGGTGATAAACCCCGCCGTATCGCGTCCGTACGTGGATTGCACAGTCTTGGGATACACAAAGCCGTAGGAAATGCCGTCAGTGAACGGTGTTGTGGCCGCCATGGACTGACGGAAGAACTTATCCAGGGAGTCGATCTGCGTGTATTCGTGGGCCGTGAACAGGCACGAATCCAGCGCCTTTTTATAGGGCTCCTCGCCAGTGATTTTCCACAGCAGATAGCAGGCGTCAGCGAACCATTCCTCACCGTCGGCGGCATTGCCCATCTGGTTGGCGCTGCCCAGTAGCGGCACGTGCAACGGGCGGTTGTGCTGCACCGCGTTGCGCGGGATGTACTGCCCGCCGAACTCCACCGGTTGGCGCGTGGCGTAATTGAATGGGTACTCGCCCTGCAGCGTGGTGTCCCTGAGCTGGACGGAGCCAAACTCGGCCGCATCATGTCCGGTGGACAGCTCGCGACCGTTGGCATCGATCTTTTGCCCCGTCCAGACAATCACCCAATCCACGTCGAACTGTTTACCGTCGGCGCTCCAGTCGGTCGAACCATCCTCTTTGCGAGCTTTTACGGACGCATTGATCGCGTTCCAGGCCAGATCCCCTTCAAAGGCAAAAGTAGCCTTGTCCAGGTACTCGCCCCAGTGCGGCGCACCGTGTGGAATGCGGGTGAAACCGTCGACAAACTCAAAAGGTACGCCTTTAAAACCGCTCTGCGTTGGGTTCACCGGATCGATCGGCCAGTTGGCCAGCACCGGTTCCTTGGCGTTAACAATCCAGTTGGCAATCCAGCGCGACGGTGTATCCGGGATGGGCTGGCCAGCGTAGAAATACGTAAGGTACGCATCCCAGTGTTTGCGAGCTGCAGCCAGATACTCGGCTTCGCCCGTGGCCAAGTAGGCATAGGCGTAGCCAATGATGTGCAGGGACTGGCCCTCGGTCGTGCCGTCGCCGTTGGGCTGGTACTCCATTTGCGAATGGGCAATAAAGTGCCGATTGTTCGCCAGAACGCCCTGAGTGTTTTGCACGAAGTGCTGCAGCGTGGCATCGGCAGTGTCGCCGGTATTGCTCAGCAGAAACCGGTGGTGGCCCTCGATCATCGACAGTGCGTTGGCCACGCCCGGGTTGCGGCTGCCGACCAATGGGCGGCTGTCGAGTGCGGTGCTAAACATTGAACCAGCCCCCGTCGACCATCCCGCGCCAATTGTGTGCAATCGGGTCATGCACCAACGTGACCTGGTCATACGCCCCGGGTACATACGACAGCACCGGTTGGCGGTTGTAGGCCCACACCACGTTCGATGGCCACTGCACTTTGTTGGCGCCGCTGCCCTGTCTCAGGGTCAGGCTAATGGCCCGCGAATAACCGGCCGGCACCTGCTCGTTGAGCAATGACAGCGCGCACTCAGGGGCTGTCAGCGTGATGTCGAACGCCGACACCCGGCGCAAAGGATCGATGTCCAGGGCGACAGCCGGGCCTGCAGCGTTGATGGTTTCCAGCACCGGCAGCAACACGCCGCCCATGGCGTCAAAGATCACCTTGGCCAGCCCCGACAAGGTCGGAATATTGCCCGCGTCGGTCGGCACCAACTCATCGCTGGCCCCGTGGTGGAATTGATTCCAGGCCTTGCCCAAGGCTTGCAGCTTGGCGATTTCGGCGGCTTGTAGTTCGGACAGTTCGCTCATGGTTATCCCAGATATTCAGGCAATTCAACGTGGGTGAAGTAGTACGCCCGGGCCACGCTGCGGTTCAGTTCATCCAGCTGGGTCTGCTCCTCGGCAAGGATCGAGGCACCGAAGGTTTGCTGGTCGTCGTTGAATTCCACGGTCTGCAGCTGCAGGGTCAGCGGTGAGAAATTGACGAACTCATAACGGCGACAAGTGCGCCCGTACTGCTGGGCGATCACGCGCAACAGCTCGGGGTTTTTACTCAGTTGGGATTCAGAAAGGCGCAGCTCGATCACGTCCCAATCGCGGTCAGGCTGTCGCTCGACAATCTCCACATAGCCCACGCCCAGGCGCTCAAAGATCCTTTTCAGGCCCGCCGTGGATCCGCCGTCTACCGCGTTGATAAAGGCGTACTTGACCCGGGATCGATACAGCGCCTCCTTTTCAGTTCGAAAGCGCGTGATGTCCCGTTGCCAAGCGAGCATGTCCAGCACGCTCAGGTGGCAGGTTTCGGCGTCCAGCTGCAGCAGCGGCCAGCGCATCCAGCCCTCGACCATTTCCCACCAGGACTGGGCGGCAGCCTTGAGCTTGGCCAGCTCAGGGCCGTCCAGCCAGAAGGGCAAACGCAGCTTAAGCATTGAGCGACACCTCAACCCCGGCCAGCCGTGGGATGGTCAGCTCTGACACGATGTCGGTGTTGTCGAAGTCCAGCGAGTCTATGCCTGGGAATTGCTGGTGCAGCTCCTCGCCCAAGCGGCTGAAGGAAAAACGCGACTGGGGATGGGTCAGCGTCGGCGCCGGTTTGAAATCGCTATCCGTGCTTTCGCGGAACGCCGCACGGATGTACAGCTCGATGTCGGCCTTCAACGCCGGATGGCGTTCAGCACCCAGCTCGGCTTTGGGCCAGATCCTGACCTTTACCGTGTGATGGGTGGCGGGCATTTCAAACACCAGCAGGTCATCGCCGTGGCCATGGTTGCCCGAGTCGCGGATATAGTCGTTGATTTGCGCCAGGTAACTGGCTGCTGGGGTGTCAGCTTCAAACAACAGGTAGGCATTGGCACTGCCCGGGCCACGCGGGGCATTGTGTTCAAAGTAAACGCCATCTGCCTGCACACCGGGGAACACGGCGATCATGGCGCGATACACCGCGTCGGTGTGCCATTGGTTGACCGCCGAGAACTGGTTACGCACGCGCAGGCGCAAGTCGTCGTCGAGCTCAATATCCGCCCCGGGCTGGCTCAGCCAGTTGTCAGCATTGACCGCCAGAATCACCCCGGGCACCGGCTCGGGGAGGATCGAGTAATAACCTGGTGCAAGGTTAAAACCGCTTCCGGCCTCTTTGGCCCGGGCTGGCACCTTGACCTGAAACTCACCATCGGCGAATGACCCCATGCCCGTGGTCAACAGCTCGTAGACGTTGCCGTTGATCGACACGGATTGCACCCGGGTGCCTGCAGGTACTTCCAGCACCCCGGCGCTGCTGACGCGGGTGAACAGCAATACGCCTTCGGCTTTGGTCGAGGCTTTGCGGGTGACGTTCACGGCCCAGGCGAGCATGTCCAGCCAGGCACCCTTTGCGGTTTTCACAAAGAAGTTCGGCAGCACGGTGTCTGCAATGAACTCGATCAGCCACAGCACGGGCGTAGTCACCAGCGCCGTAATCACCCGCCAGAATGGCGACCAGCCACTGCTGTTGCTCAGCTTGCTGCCCTGGGCTGCCACTTCGGCCTCCCATGCCTGACGCAACTTGGCCTTGGTGGTCGGGATGCCAGCATCTGCCAGCGCCTGTTTAAAATCTATTTCGCTCACACAGCCACCTCGATAAGGCCAAATTCAACGGTTTGGGCAGTGACCAGGTACTGCCCGTCTTTCTGGTCGATGATCCGAGCTGTCCCAGGCACCAGACGCTGGTCGTCTTCCACGATCAGCTCCATTTGCTGGATGCAGTCGGCACGCTGGAAACGGTCGCGCTCGGCTACCAGCCTCACCAGCAGCCCGCTTTCGCGGATCATGTGGGCGATGTCCTGGGCGATGCTGCCCCGGTCATCGATCAGCACGGGCTGGTTGGAAGGATCCAGAGTCAGGTCGTTGTCAGTGATCAGCAGATCGATATAAAGCTTCATCAGCCCACCGCCATGCCGATCATGTTTTCCATCTCCAGCGGGCTCATCGGCTTGCTGTTGTGGATCTCGACTTTCTCCACGTGCGTGCCTTTGTTCTGGGTCTGGTTGTTCTGGATGCTTTTCAGGAATCCGCCCTGGGGCACAGCGCTGGCCCGTGTTGGCGACAGGCTGGGCATGGATGAATTGAGGGTTTGTTGGAGCTTTTCGCCACGTCCCGCCTGGTCGGCTGCAGACATGGCCATCTTCGTACTGGGCATCTCTGGCAAGGCGCCAAAGGCCGCATCGATCTTCACGCCGGGGATCTTGTTCAGCATCTCGATCAAGCCATTGATGGCGTTTTTAAAGATGTTGATGATCCCGTCCCACGCCGCCTTGGCCATGCCTGACCAGCCGCCCATCGAGCTGAACCAGTCACTGAGGCCCTGCAGCTGGTCACTGACCCACTTGAACGCAGCACTGTTGAGTAGCGCGGATGTCCACTCGTCCCAGTAATAGGCAGCGGCCACCACGGCAGCGACCAGCGCGACAATCCCGACCACGACCCAGATCACAGGGTTGGCCAGCAGAGCCGTGTTGACCAGCCAGATAGCGCCTTGCCACAGCAGCATGGCGCCGCGAACGATGCCCGCCCACGTGGCCATGGCCACCAAGCTGACCACAAACGCGGTGACCATGGCCGTGTGAAACAGAAACATGGCAATGCTGCGGTAGCCCGTCCAGGTGAGTACTTTCCAAACCGTAATCATCCCCAGCCAGACCATTTTCCCTATGCCCACGGCCAGCGTGAGCGCGGACATAGCTGCGGTGATCGTGAGGATGGTCAACGAGGTGATGCTGATTACCCGGGTGATGTTCGGGAACAATTGCGACCAACGTGTCAGGGTTTGGGCCACCCCGGTCAGTTTGGCCATTAGTGGCCCCAGAATCGGGATCAGGGCTTGGCCGAACGCAATACGCAACGCCTGCACAGCAGCGCCGAACTGCTGCCACGGGTCGACCATGGCCTGGGCCATCTTCTCGGCGCTCTCCAGGCCGCGCACCTTACCCAGTTGATCCAGGCCATTGCGTAGGCGCCCAGTGTCCTTGGCCAGCGCACCGATCACCCGGGCACCTTCGCCGCCGAACGCATCGACCAACGCTGTGCCACTGGCCGCGCTGGTCAGGTCGCCAAACTTGCCCTGCAGCTTGTCCAGGATGTCGAGCATCGGCATTAATTTGCCGTTCTGATCGGTGAACTTGATCCCCAGTTTGGTCGAGGCGGCGCCGATGTTTTCAAACAGGGCTTTGTACATGCCCCCGGCATCGCCGCCTTCCATGGTGCTGCTCAACGAACCAATAACCGCGAATTGCTCAGCCAGGTCGACACCTGCCGTGGTCGCGATCGCGCCGAACTCTTTAAAGGCGTCCTTGAGCTGGGCGCCGTCGGTACGGAACAGCTGCACCGCTAGGGCGGTTTGCCCGCCCATTTTCTCCACCCATTGGCTTTTGCCCATGGCATCGGCCTGGTCTTTAAACAGGTTGTACATGGTGCCCACGTAGGCACCCATGGTTTCAGCGTCGGTTTTGGTGGCCTTGGCCAGCAGGTTGCTGGTGTTGGTAAAGGTGGCCAGCTGGCTGCCGGTCATGCCCTTGATTGCGCCCTCAATGCTGTACGCCGAGGCCACAAAGTCACGGGCGTTTGCCCCGTAGGCCACGGAGAATTCAAGCGACTTGCGGTTGAGGGCATCTAGCGCGTCTTCGGCCACGCCCAGCGATCGGACTTCGCCCAAGGCGCGGTTCATCTCCAGCGCCGGTTCCAGGGACTGTTTAATCGCCGCGCCAGCGCCCACCAATCCCCCAAGCCCAAGGCCCATGGTCTTGATGTTGTTTTGGCCCTGTTCTGCCAAGTCCGAAAAGCTGGTTTTCACCTTGCCCAAAGGCGCGGTGACCTTGTCGGTCAGGCTCAAAATAAAGGCCAGCTTTGCGCTGCGATCTGCCATGTTTTATCCGTTCAGTGCGTGGGCGATACCGTTGGCCACTGCGATTTCCATCCGTCGCCAGTGCTCGTCCTCTAACCACTTGGCCGTGCCCATCACCTCGTAGGTGGGGTCGGCGCCGGGCAGCCAGCGATTGGCCAGGGCCACTAGCTGGCCCAAGCCGTTTTCGCTCAGGCGCTCAGCGTGTTCGAGGGCTTTTTTACGGTGATTTCAACGTCCGGGCCGTACTCTTCCAACAGCGTGCCCGCCAGGTTCATCACCATCAGCGGGTTTCCCAGCAGCGCTTTCAAAGAGGCGCGTTCTTCTTGCTTAACGGTCGTCACCAGCAGGTTGTTGGCGGGCGACACCTTGTTGGTCTGGGTCAAGGTATTGAAGTACTTGGTCACGTCCTGCGGGGTCAGCTCGAAGGTGAATTCCTTTTCGCCAACTTCCAGGGTGATTTCGCGACGTTCAGACATGGGTGTTTTCCATTCAGGTTTAAAAGTGGGTGATTCAACGCAGGCAGATCCGGCGCACGTGGTCTTGCAGGCCCAGAATCATTTCTCGACTGAGGGCGAGCTGATTTCTGAGGGTGAAATAATCCGATCGAGCGTCTGCTGCGAGTTCGGCGGTGCCTGCATCAGCCACGCTGCCGGGGCTGGCTTTGGCGACTGGGCAGGTGGCGTTGATGCGCAACCGCTGACGGCCATCAGCAACATCACGCTGCAGGTCAGCGTTCTTAGAAAGTGCATGGTTCAGTTCCTCGGTTCGGGTTCGGTCGTTTTCGTCGCGGTCGGCCAGCATTTCGCCGCTGATACGGGCCGCTTCGCGTAGTCCGACCACCTCAAGCTTGGCGCTGTTGCGCTCATCGATGAGGTGGTTAAACAAAAACCAAGCGGCCAAGAACGCCACCAACGAAAGCAGATTTGTGGGGAGCGCACTCATAGCCCGACCTCGCACAGTTCACGCTCGGCGGCGCGGCGGTTCACCAATCCGGCCAACTGCTTGCCACCGGCATAAACCCAGCGCGACAGCTGGGCGCAGGCGCCCCATGCATCACCAGCATTAAGCAGGCGCAGCAGTGTCGAGCTGGAAAACTGGCCCTCCCCCACGTTGTAAACAAAGGATCCCAGGGCAGCGCGGCGTGTATCCGGCATCGGCACCCGTACCTGGCGATCAACCGCGGTCAATGCGATACGCAATTCACGCTGCAGCAGCTGGTCGCACTGGGCCGGTGTGGCCTGATCGCCCAGCTTCACGCCCAAGGTGACGCCTTCGCAGATGGTCGGAATGCCCACCGGGTCGAGGTAGGCCATCAGTGAACGGCCTTCAAACCAGCTGACAAGAGCACCGGTCATACCCAGCACACCCGTTAACGCGCCTATGGCGATCTTGTTACGCAGGCTCATCACTTGCGTCTCCAGTCACGCAGCATCTGGCGGTACTTAGGGACCAGCAGCAGAATCTGCAGCACCATGTACAGCGCGGTCAGCATGTAGGCGACTGACGACCAGTCGACAGCACCTGTCGCACCGGTAGCGGCCACGCCGATTGCCGGTGATGCTTTTATGACTGCCATGGCGGTGTCCTGAGCGGCCTGATTCGTGCTCATCGGCGCCCCCCTTTCTCAAAAATGGACTGGCACGGTGTACAACGCAGGATCCCGCCCAGCGCCTGGCGCGCTTTGGGGATCTCGCCGTCACAGTCCAGGCATTCACTACGACTTGGCCCGCTCGGGCGCCGCTTGGCCAACTGGGCGGCAATCGCCTGGTCACGCTCGCGTTGCTCCTGCACCTGGGCGCGGTCGAACGGGCAAGACATCAGCTAAGTCCCTCGATCTCTGCAGCAGCCAGGTACGGCACGCCATTGATGCGGATAAAATCCGGGCTGGTAACGTCGAACGGCACCTTGTGCTTACTCTTTTCGCCGCCTTTCTGGTCGATGCTCAGCAAGCTGGACACCTTCAACTTGCAGCCGAACGCCTCCACGCGCAGCTCTTCGTCGCCCGCCTTGGCAAAGAAAACATTGTCGAACGGGGCCAGTTGGCGAAAGCTTCCTGCACTGCGGGCCGCGTCGATCAACAGGTTGAAATTGAGGGAGTCGAGTTCCAATTCCCCGCTGGCCGAAACGTCGCCGTCCACATGGCCATCGGGAACACCACGGGTCTGCGCCGTGGCGCTGTTGTCCGTGATATCGAGGGTGCAGCTTTCAACGTGAACCAGCAGATCGCCCAGGTTCACGTCGAAGTTTTTGCCGCCAATGCGTGACATAGGGGGTTACTCCGAAGCGTCGTTGGAAAGATCCAGGGCGATATTCGCCGTGATGTCTTTCGGGCAGTTGTAGGGCTTGATCTTGATGTACACCTCGATGGCGGTTTTGCTCTTCCAGGCCAGCACGATGGCGCCATCTTTGGGGGCCTCGATTTCGCCCGGGAAGACTTGACCGGCAAACGCAACAGACTTGGCCATCGCGCGCAGCGGGGCCATCAGGGCTGAGGCTGCGACGGCCATGCTGTTGGCGGTGTTGTTGAGGCGCCGATCTGCCACGCGGCGGATCAGCAGCGGGCGCACCTGGCGCGATGCCTTGTCAGCCAGGCGCAGGTACTCGATCACCAAAAAGTCACTGGTCGGGGTGTCCAGCAGGTTGCCGTCGCCCCAGTACACGCCGGAAAAATCCGAGTAGGTTTGCGAAACCGAGAAGCGCGCTTTGTCCAGCTCGGTCCGGGTTGCGGAAGGCAGCGGTACACCTTCGGAGTCTTGCGGCGTAGGCCCAAGGCCGAGCACGGCACCGGTGGCCACACGCATGGGGCTGTCAGCAATACTCGCGGCGGTGCTGGCCAAACGACCGGCCAATACGCCCAGGTCATTGCCGTGCAACTGCGGCACCACCAGAACGCGGGGTGCGGCCAGGTCAGCTGTGATGGCGCGTTGCTCGGTGAGGTACTGCGCCCACGACTGCGCAGCGGCGATACCAGCAGACGCCGCCATGACAAACGAACGGCGCCCGTAAACGTCGTTCAGGCGTACGGCGGCTTCGTGCATTTTCGACAGCTCGGCACCAGAGGTCACCGGTTGAGTAATCACGATGGCTTCGACCGAATAACCCTGTTGCTGGGCTTTTTCCAGCGCTGCCGGCCAGTCTTCGTCCTCGCCGATCGGGGCGGCGATGCACGCCCAGCGATCGCCGCCATTGAGACGGGCCGCCGTGATCTGGGTTTTCAGGTCGCTGGCCGCAATGCCCAGGGCGCCGTCCAGATCACTGTCGGTATTGAGGGCCAGCAACGCCCCCACGTTTTTGGCTGCGGGGCCAATAAAAAGGAAATAGCGCTCAATCTCGGTCACGGCCCCTTGGCCCAGATTGAGATTGTTAACGCTGACTTTGCCGAGTGCCATGCAGTGCCTCGCTTAGCGGGGTGAATTGAGTATTTGTTGAAAGACCTGGTTAACCAGCTGGCTGGTTTCCTGGCCGATGCCCACGCCGAGGAACTGACGTTTAGGCAGGGTGATGTCCCAGCTTTGCGCGCCTGATGTCTCGGATCTTTCATCGTTCAAAATGCGGATCAGCAGACCCGCTTTGGCGTAGTTCACGTGTTCTTGAATCCACGCTACCGAGGGCCGGGTCATTGTTTTTCTGCCCTTCTGCCGGGTGCGAAACCCCAGACGGCGCAAGCGTTTGGCTTGCTTTTCCGTGCAGGCAATACCGGGCGGGACTTTGTTCCAACGGCGCATTTGCGCAGCGGTACGCCGTTCGCTGACACCGTTGTGCTGCTGCGATGCGACCCAACGAGTCAGTGCGTTTTTCCAACCCAGCTCCGCTTCGTCAGAACTGACGCGAGTGACCTGCAGCAGCTTGGCCAACCCGGCTTCCATCTTCTTTTTGCCCTTGGCCGATCCCTTCCGCTCGGCAAAGGGGGTGCCGTCCAGGTTCTGCTGTGTACGCACGCGCTTGCGGCCCATCGAGCGCACACGTTTGGTGACGTTGTTCAGCAGTCGGCGGCGCAACTGTGGCGACAGCTCAAGCAAGGCCAACAGTGCGTCGGCATCGAGCAAGCCCCTGATATCGAGGTCGAGCGGATTAGCGGCCACTGGTGCCTACCTCGCCCTTTTCAGCAACCCATAGATCAAACGGGATGAATGACCAGGTCTTGTCGAAAGCCTCGATTTCACCGGCTGGGTCTTCCGCCAGGTACAACGATTCGACAAATTCCAACGTGATTTCCACGTCGGCCAGGTCGTTGTCCAGGATGTCTATGGCAAGGGTTGGATTGGGCAGGCCATCGCGGTCAGGGTCATAGGTCTGCAGCCAACCTGCCAGCAGCGCCATAAGCCGCCCGGGTTCATCTGCGAAGCGCTCAAACACCACGACAGCGCTGTAACGCATGTCCGCAAAGTGCATGCCTTTGAGGTCAGGTTTCCAGATCAGCTCCGGATTGACCTGGCTGGCCCAGCTGTCGAGCTGCTCGGGCATGACTAGGTTGCGAGCCAACAGATAGCTGGTCAGGGCTTTGAGCTTGTTCATAACAACGCCGCCGTGATGCGGCCACGGCCCTGCAGCGAACGAACGGCCTGTTGGCTAAACTCAAGGAAGGTTTCGCCACGCTCCGGGGCTTCCTTGCCAGTGTTCTCGGCGCTTTCGCGGCGGGTGATGGTGGCGAACTGGGTCAACAGGTTGGCTTTGGCGCGGCAATACACGGCGCGCTTGTACGTCGCTACGTGAAATGTGCGCTCCGGCAGCACCGTAGGGTCAGCAGATTCCACGCTGGTGACACCAGCGTCCTGCCATCTGACTTTGAGCCTGGCCAGATCTTGATTGACCTCGGTCATCGCCGTGGTCAAACCGTCGACCAGCGTTTCGACCAGGTATTCCCCTGGAAGGCGATAGGCCTCCTGGAACTGAGCCAGCGAGAAGTCCGGCCAAAAGCCGTCGTTCACGATCTGGCGTTCCGCAAACTTGGTGGGGTTACCTGAAAAGCTCATCGCTGGCCGCTCGAATAGGGGCGGGAAAACTGTTTCAGCGGGTCAGGGCCATAAATGGCTGGCTCACATCCACAGTTTCTCGCCGGGGGGGGTAGTCGGTTATTCGGTAGCCGGTTTGGCCTGTTGTTTTTTCAGCGCCTTATGGCAGTTATCCATTCGCGTATCCACACCCACCTTGGGATACAGAGCAGTGGCACGTTCAAAGTGCTGAAGCGCGGTTTCCCAGGCCTTGGCCTCCATGGCGCGGATGCCGATCAACTTGTGGTACTTGGCCGGGATCTGCTCGGTCAGCTGCCATTCACCATCCACGCGGGGCAGCAGATTCGACAGGTAAGGTTCGGGGCTGCGATTGGCCTGGTACTCGACCATGGCCCACTCGATCACCGCGTCAGCCACAAAGGTCTGGATGTCGCGCTTGAAGCGCTCCGGCATGACCTGGCCCTGCTCCATCGCAAAGTCGGCCAGCTCCAGGCCGTCTTCGAACTGTTCGGTGTCGAACAGCCAGACCATCACCTGCACCAGGACGCGGTTCGGCAGGTTCTGACCTGACTCGCAGTAGCGCTGAACAAAGTCCTGGTACTTGGGCAGCAGTTCGTCACGCTTGAGTGCTTGTTTGCCGGCCAGGCCCTTGATCGCACTCAGGCGCTCCAGATCCTGATCTAGCGCCACTTCCTGCAAGAGAATGTTCTTGCGGGCATTGGCTGGGCTGCTCAAGGCTTCGGCCGGGGAGTACGTCGACGGTGCCGCAGCAGCAGCGAGTAGTGCATCGGCGCCCATGCTCAGAATTCGACGTTTGTGCGAAAGGGCTAGGCTCATGGGGCTTCCACCACCGGATCAGGGATCACCTCGACGTTCTCAGTCAGCGCGAATTTCTCCAGCTGCTCGATCACGTACCCTTCGTTGCGGCTGTTGAAGTCCTCGACGCGGGAGCGTTTCGGGTTATCCACCGTCTGCTTACGCCAGCTGGAGTCCTGGAAATATATCGACAGGTTGTCGAAGCTGGTGACCAGTACGGCATTGACGGGGAAGAACGGCACACTGAACGCTGGCATACCGCCGTAGGTGGCGATCACTTGGGCCTCTTCGATGCGTTCTTTCTCGGACGGTACATCGCCTTGTTTGGCGTAGAGTTTGGCTTTGTCGGCGGCCAGCAGATCTGTACCGATGATAGCTACCAGGTCGCCACCGTCGCGAAGACGCTCGTCCACCATTTGCTTGGTGTCATGCACCAGGGCATCGAGGTTGGCATAGTCGCCGCCCACGCCCATCAGCACCTTGCCAGCAGTTTTGCCTTCCTTGAGCACCTGGGCCGGGATCTGTTCGCGGGCCTGCTGTAGCCAACCCTTGTTAACGTCCTGCAGCATCGGGTTATCAGTGATATTGGTCTGCGCAGCAGCGGATGTGCCGTGGAAACCGATCATGATGCGATCGAGAGCGATCTGCTTTTGCACGGCCGCGGAATAACGCTGGTGGAAGTCCGGAAACTTAGCCCAAGCGTCAATTTTCGCGTAGGGCATCCCCACATCAGATTCAGTGGAATGCAGTTCGTAAGTGGTCTGATCCAGTGCCGATGCGTCTTTAGCAACGCGATCAGTGGTGTTGGTGTTGGTACGGCCAGTGACCGGACCGGAAACACCGATGAACACCTTCTGACCTTTGATCTCGGTCACGGGGATAATGTTGATGCGCTGCAGGAAGTCCGACTTGGCGGTGATCGCGTCGTTCAGTTCCTGGGCAATGGTCGGATCGACACTGAATCGCTTGCTGGCCAGCGCCACGCCATACGTTTCAGCAATAGCGACCTGCATCTGTGCAAACATCTTGTCGCCGTGAGCACTCAGGGAATAGGCCATATCAAAGCACCCGCTTATTAGTGGTCGATGCTGGACCAGTGTTTTTTGGCAGCTGACGCCCAGTAGCGGTGTTCTGCAGGGTGTTGAACTGATTTTTCAGATCGGTCAGTGCCGCCAGTACTGCCTTGTTGGTAGTACTGCCATTGCGACGAAACTCACGCTCTTCCTCGGCAGTGGTGACGATGTCGTCTACTGCTGCGCTCACATCGTCAATAGGTGCCTGATCGGGCTCTGGTGCATCTTCAGCTGCAGGCTCAATTACGGCCTGAATGCCGGCAGCGACAATCAGCAGCTGCGCCAGCAGGGCTTTTAAGGCCGTTGCAGTAGCTTCATCCATTGGGGGTTTGCTCTCAGTGGGGGGGAGTGATGGCGTTTCGATGGAAGGGTCAACAGCCGCAAAGAGGCTGAACATCCGGGTCAGCAGACGAGTCAGCTTGCCGATCTCACCCACTGGGTCTTCCTCTTTCAGTTTCCCCAGAGGCCCAAAGGCCACAGAGGCCGCAAAATAAGCGGGCTGGCCGGTCTTGCGGGAAAAGTAGAGTTCCTGGGTGCCCAGGCTGGCCGGGGAATCGGTCACCGCCAACCCGGTCAGATACGCCTTACCAGTGTTGGCAAAGTCCGGAGTGACCTCGATGCTGGTGAACAGTTTTTCACCCTGATCATTGAGGTAAAGCAGCCGCTGGTTTGGCTTCAACTGGGCTTCCAGAGCCACTTGGCCAGGCTGCAAATCTTCCGCATCCTCAACCAGACGCACGGCAAACACGGTGCCGTGGGAGCCAGGCCAGCGTTCGTGTTCGCTCCAGATCGAAGCGGTATAGGTGGTGGTGCTGTAGGTCTCAGCGATATCACGCAGTTCCTGGGGAAGGATTACTCGACCGTCAACGGTCGGGCCGCTGGTGGCGACACGTTTCCAGAACGAAACAAGGGAACGGGGCATGGGCGATAACTGCGCTCAATCGGTGATTTGAGCCACCACGATATGGAGCCATCGAATTACGAACAAACGATTCAACTGCGCGTTCCTCCTATATTCGACTTATAGGAGGAACGCGGAATTTAACACCGCGTTTACCGCGTTTTCGCCGCATAGACTGCGGCCCATGCTCTATTCAACCGAAGTAAAAGAAGCTGCTAAACGCCTGTTTCTACGCCGCTGTAAGGCGAAGGAAATTCAGGCACAACTCAACCTGCCCAACATCCGGATCGTCTACTACTGGATTCGCCAGGGCGGTTGGGAGGACATGCTGTCGGATGAAGAACCGCTGACGGCGATCGGCCGACGGATCACCCTGCTACTGGACAAGGCCACGAGCCTCTCCAAGGACGACCTGAACGAGCTGGACCGGTTGACCACCATTCGCGAGCGGCTTCTTAAACAAGCCGCCAAGCCATCCCTGGCCCCAAACGTTGACGATCCGGCAGAACCCCAGGAGCGCCGCCAAGGCTCACGTGGGGAGCGTTCCGGTCGTAAGGACAGTGGCGACAAAAAACGGGAAAAGAAGGCCAAGAACGATATCAGCGGCCTGACCGAAGTGGACTTCCTGGATAAGTTCATCTCCAAGATGTACGGCTACCAAAAGGAACTGTTCGCGGCTAAGCAAAACCCGCTGACCTGCCGGATCCGCAACATTCTCAAAAGTCGCCAGGTCGGTCTGACTTACTACTTCGCCGGCGAAGCCTTCATGGACGCGGTGTTGACCGGCGACAACCAGGTGTTTCTGTCGGCTAGCCGATCGCAATCGGAAATTTTCCGCAGCTACATCATCCAGTTTGCTCAGCAGTGGTTTGGCATCGAGCTGACCGGCAACCCCATAACCCTCAGCAACGGCGCCGAGCTGCGTTTCCTCAGCACCAACAGCAGCACCGCCCAGGGCTACCACGGGCACGTCTATGTGGACGAGTATTTCTGGATTCGCGATTTCGAAAAACTCAGCACCGTGGCAAGCGCCATGGGAACGCACAAGAAGTGGCGCAAAACCTACTTCTCGACCCCCAGCGCAGTGTCACACCAGGCCTATCCGTTCTGGTCAGGCGAAGAGTTTCGCAACAGCAAGCGCGGTAAAAAGGCCGGCGGAACCTGGCCTACCGAAGCGGCTTACACCCAGGGGGCGCTGTGTCCAGATGGCCAATGGCGCAAGACCATCACCATCCAGGATGCAATCGACGGCGGCTGCGATCTGTTCGACCTCGAGCAGCTGCAGCTGGAATACGACGAGGACAAGTTCCAGCAGTTGTTCTATTGCAAGTTCATCGACAGCTCGCAGAGCGCATTCGGCCTCAAAGACCTGGAGCGCTGCTACTCCGACCTGACGTTGTGGGAGGACTACAAGCCCGACGACGACCGCCCCTACGGCAACAGCCCCGTCTGGATCGGCTACGACCCCAGCCGTACTCGCGATGACGCCACTTGCGTGGTTATTGCTCCTCCACTCGAAGCTGGAGCGAAGTTCCGCATCTTGGAGAAACACAGCTGGCGGGGGCAATCGTTCAAGTACCAGGCCGAGCAGGTCAAGAAGCTCACGGAGCGCTTCAACGTGCAGCACATCGGCATCGATACCACCGGGATCGGTTATGGGGTTTTCGACCTGGTGCGCGACTTCTACCCACGAACAACGTCGATTCACTACAGCTTGGAAACAAAAAACACGCTTGTCCTCAAAGCCCAAGACACGATCCAAGGCAGCCGTATCGAATGGGATGCCGGCTGGACCGACGTGGCCCAGGCGTTCCTGACGATCAAGCGCGGCACCACCGGCAGCGGCCAGATCACCTACAGCGCTTCGCGCACCGAAGCTACCGGCCACGCCGATATCGCCTGGGCAATCATGCACGCCTTGGCCAACGAACCCTTGAACACGAACAAGCGGCGCCGGAGCCGCTACATCACGAGCGGAACCCATGCCCAACCGACGCAACAAGCACCAAGTCAATCAGCAACCACGGCAACAACAGCCAATGCGCGCGTTCACCTTCGGGGAACCAGAACAGGTACTCAGTGGCAATATCGGCGAGTACGTGGGGGTGTTTCCCAGCGACGACGGCGAGATATACAAGCCGCCAGTGTCACGCACGGGCCTGGCCAAACTGTTGCGTGCCAACGCACACCACGGCGCCATTCCGAAGTTCAAACGCAACTTGCTACTGCGTGAGTTCATACCTTCTGACGGCTGCAACTCTCAAACCATGGGTCGCGCCGGTTTGGACTACATGGTGTTTGGCGAAGCGTACTTCTACCGGGATAGAAACGCTTTCGGCCAAGTCCTGGAGCTGCAGCACCTTTCTGCGATCAATATGCGGGTCAAGGTAGGCGGCGGTTTCAGAATGCTTCTGCCTGACAACAAGTTCATGGACTTTGAACAGGACGATATCGAGCACGTCATGGATTACGACGTGGAGCAGAACATCTATGGCATTCCGGATTACTTGGGCGGCATGCAGGCGTTACTGCTCAATGAAGCGGCCACCCTCTTCCGCCGGCGCTACTACAGCAACGGCGCCCACGCGGGCTACATTTTCTACACCAACGATCCAGACCTGACGGAAGAAGACGAAAACAACTTGCGCGAACAAATCAGCGCAAGCAAGGGTGTGGGTAATTTCCGCTCGATGTTCGTCAATATTCCAAACGGCAAGGAAAACGCCATTCAGATCATCCCGGTGGGCGACTTCCAGGCCAAAGACGAACTGGAAAAAGTGAAGAACATCACGCGAAACGACGTGATTGCTGCCTGGCGTATGAACCCCGCACTGGCCGGCATCATCCCGGAAAACAGCGCTGGTTTCGGCGATATCGAAAAGATCGATCGCGTCTACACCAGCAATGAAATTCGGCCGATCTGTCAGTTGTTTAACCAGGTCAACGATTTGTTGCGAGAGGATCGGCGGATAGCATGGCGAGACGAACCAAAACTTGAGGTTTCTAGCGGCTAATTTCCCCAAAATGAATAAAAAACATTTGCCTTGTGGCAAAATAGTGGCTCTTGAAATTCCTGGGGAGGGGTATATGCGAGTTTATTGCAAAGAGTGCCGGAGCAAAGGAAGGATTACGACGAGTGAGGAGCTATCGGCGCAATTTGTGAAGCTATATTGCCAGTGCAATTCCGCAGTGTGCGGCCATACGTGGGTCGCGAACCTGACTTTCTCACATACTTTGAGCCCTTCAGCTCAAGCTGTGGATAGTTTGATTTTTGACAGGGTTCGTGAAATGACTCGGGCTCAACAACAAGACTTGTTTGAGAAGCTACGCTGTGGAACCTAATCAGGCCTGCCGCTTATTATCAAGGAGCATGGCAGTTATCTCGGACAGCTGCTGAGCCATGTCTTTTAAGCGTTTCTTTTCTTCAGCAGCGCTCTGTATATCCCGCTGTCCATTCTCATCTAATGATCGAAACAAGGCCAAGATGGCTTCTTCTTTAGGGCTGCTCACTGCCTCTACAGGATGAGTTTCTGGGGTAATTCGACGCATTGCCCCCTCTCCCGTTAAAAGCCAATCCAAAGAAATCCCTTTGCTCTCAGCAACGCTTACGCACAACGAGTAAGGCACGGAATCACGGTTTCTCCAGTTTCCAAGCGTCGCTCGCGGCGTATCTGTCGCATCACAAAGCTGCGAATCGTTCTTCACCTCGTAGACCACATGAAGGCGGTCTAACACGGCCCCAGCACTTTTATTACCCAATTTGAAGAATCTCCCGTTGACTTACCCAAAATGGGTTATTAGGATTACACGCAATGGGTACATCTTAACCAACTGAGAACACTTCAACCATGAGCGACGTTATGGAAAAGCGCCTGATTCAGGCACGGTTAATAGAACGGGGGAGCAATTTCCGCCAGTTCGCTATTAGTCACGGCTACGAACCTCGAACTGTCACCCAGGTAATTAAGCGCTGGGCAGGACACACAAACCTTCCAAGCGGAAGGCTGACGTTTCGGATTCTGCAAGATTTGTCAGTTTTTATCGGCCAAGAAGTACTTCCGGGAATTCTCCAACCAGACGGTGAACGCCTTGCGTGTGCCGGACAGTAAAGCCGATAAACAAAAGGATGAAACAGAAGATGAAAACCATCGTTCTAAAAACTCGTAGGGATGTGGCCAGTGAGCTGATTCGCTCTTTACCTGGTGGCTGTAAATTCGCGTCAGACCTGCTCGGCATGAACCAAAAGAAGTTTGAAAACCATGCCTACGAAAACAACAAAAGCAGCCCATTAACTGCTGAGCAGGTTTATCAACTGGAGTTGGTCACAGGTACGACCCATTACCCTGAGTACGTCGCAGCCATGTACGGCGGTATGTTCGTCCGCGTGGCGGATACGGACTCACTCGACAATGTTGAGCTGTACACCATGTGTGTGGACACAGCCGCTAAGCGCGGGACAGTGGACCAAATCATCGCCCAAGCCCTTGAGGACGGTGTGATCGATCAAGACGAAGCAGACGCCATCCATAAAGCTGAAAGCCTGCACATGGCTGCCAGGCATGCGGAAGTTATGGCAGTTCTCCAACTGCATGCAAAGCGTCGGCCATCCGTCGCTTCTTAGTAGCACCACCAATCCAATAAATCGCCTGTCCCACACCCAGTGGGTTTGGGTGAGCTGCGTCCAAATTCGAGGTTTCACTATGGGAAACGCCGTGATTGTCACCACCCAAATGCCGCCTGACCAGGCAAAAGCGCTACGGGCTGCCGTGCGTGCGCAGTACCTGATGAGCCTGAATGAACACTGGTACGCAGACGAATATCGCTACGTCCCAGCGGCCATACGACACGAATTTATCCTAGAAAGATCCCCAGTGATGGCAGCACAGAAACGCCTGATGGCGGCCCTTTCCCTTAGCCTTAAAGCAGTGAAGTAACTATGAGAGACGATCTGCGTCACGACGTCCTGCAGCGCCTCGAGCACGACTACGGCCTAAAGCATCGCCCTAGCACCGACTACATGCGCGGCGGCACGTGCCCAAAGTGTCACCAAAAAACCTTGTTTACACGACACCCCGCGCCTTGGCTGGTGATCTGCGGTCGCCCTGAAAAGTGCGCTCATACGATGCATGTAAAAGACATTTACGAAGATCTGTTCGAGGACTGGAGCAAGCGTGCACCGGCCACCGATAACGCTCCGACCGCTACAGCACGAGCCTACCTAGAGTTTGCCCGCGGCTTCGATATTTCATTGATCGGCGGCTGGTTCACGCAGGAAACGTACTACTCCAGCCAGCACGAAGCTGGCAGCGCGACGGTACGCTTCGCCCTGGAGAGAGGCGGATATTGGGAACGCCTGATCGATCGCCCTTCCCGCTTCGGCAAGATGAAAGCTCGCTTTAAGCCCGGTGATTCCTACCGTGGCGTCTGGTGGTGCCCGCCTTCCATCGATCTGCTTGAGGTCAAAGAGATCTGGATCGTCGAGGGAATCTTTGACGCAATCGCCTTGGTGCATAACGGGATCGCGGCAGTGTCCGCCATGTCATCCAACGCCTTTCCGGAACAATCTCTGAAAGCGCTGCTGCGCGATCGCACGGACAAATTGCCGAAACTGGTATGGGCGCTCGATAACGAACCTAGTGCGCATGGCTACACCCGCCGCTGGGTCCGGATGGCCAGGGAGTTGGGGTTTGTGTGCGAGGCCGCACAAGTCCCGCAACGCGACGGGCGCAAGGTCGACTGGAACGACCTACACCAGCGCTGGGCCTTCATCGATGACGAAGCTAAGCGATCGACCCAGATCACTACCGACATCAAGCAGGCTCGCCACCAGGGCGCCTTGCTCATCGCTGAGACCGCCTCCGAAAAAGCCCTGCTCATGTACGACTGGAACAAACGGGTGGAATTCCACTTCGGATTTGGCAGCCGCTTGTATTGGTTCAAGTTGGACATGGAGAAATTCAATCGAGCCACTCAAGAGCTCGAGGACAGCGACGACCACGACAACCAATTGCTCAACAAGAAAGAAGTTGTCGACAAGGCATTGCAGCAGTGTGGGAGCGTTCTCGAGATCGCCAACTGCTACCCCCAAGCCCTGTATTACCAGCGCAACGAAGTCACGGACGAGTCCTGGTACTACGTCCGCGTCGATTTCCCACATGACGGTGACAGCGTCAAGAACACCTTTACCAGTGGCCAGCTCACTGCAGCCAGCGAATTCAAAAAACGACTGCTCGGGATGGCTGCTGGAGCCATGTACACCGGTAGCGGTCAGCAACTGGACAAGATCATGAAAGATCAACTCTATGGCCTCAAAACAGTGTCGACGATTGATTACATTGGCTACAGCAAGGAACACGGCGCCTACCTATTTGGTGACGTGGCCGTCAAAGACGGTGCGGTATACCCGATCAACCTCGAAGACTATTTCGAGTTCGGGAAAATGCGATTGAAGACGCTGCAAAAGGGTGTCTCTGTTCGCCTGCAGCGTGAGCGGAAGGACTACAACGAGGAATGGCTGCGCCTGTTGTGGATCTGCTTTGGCACTCAAGGCCTGGTCGCTCTAGTGTTCTTTTTCGGATCGCTGTTTTGTGAACAGATCCGCGCTCGATATCAGTCCTACCTTTTCCTTGAGCTCACGGGTGAAGCCGGGTCGGGTAAAACAACACTGCTCAACCTGTTGTGGAAGCTGCTCGGTCGTGAAGGCTACGAGGGTTTCGACCCAATGAAGTCGACTAAGGCTGGCCGGTCCCGATTGATGGGCCAGGTATCGGGTATGCCGGTGGTGTTCCTGGAAGCTGACCGTCACAGCGAAGACAACAAGACCCATGCAAAGGCCTTTGAGTGGGACGAACTGAAAGACTTCTATGGCGGCGGCACCTTGGCCACCAAGGGCGTAAAAACTGCTGGCAACGAAACCTATGAACCGCCTTTTCGAGGCGCGATCGCAATCAGCCAGAACGCTGCAGTCGTTGCCCACGAAGCAATCATGACGCGGATTGGCAAGCTGCACTTTGTACGCCCAAATGTGACTCCAGAAAGCCGTGAGGCTGCGGACAAGCTCAACGCCCTAGATGGCGCGACACTCAGCCACTTCCTGCTACAGGCGGTAAGCAAAGAATCAGTCGTGATGGATGCACTTGGCCACCGTATGCCCGAGTACGAAGGCAAGCTGCGCCGCCTGCACACCCATTGTTTCTTCTGCAGCACCGAATTTACTGCAGACAGTAAGTGCAAGAAGTGTGGCAACGCCATCCGTGGCCAGATCCGCGTCGAGCGAATTATCAAAAACCACGCCCAGTTGCTCAGCCTGCTCGACACCATCCGCCTGGTGGTGACGCTCACTGATAACCAAGTTGAAGCCACCCGGCGGAAGATCCTCGAAATGGCGCTCGAGCGCCAAAGCACAACCAGTGCCGACCACGCGGCGGTTGCCGAATTCTGGCAGGTCTACGAATACCTCGAATCGCTCTACGAAGATCCCCTGGTCAACCACAGCAAAAACCCAGACCTCATTGCCATCAACATCAACGAGTTCGCAGAGCGTGCCGCAGAGCACCGTCAAAAGCTGGCAGACGTCTCGACATTGAAGGATCTGCTGAAAGAGTCCCGCAGCCGCAAGTACGTTGATTACAAGGCAGTCGACAGCGCAGTGCGAGCAGCACAGGCCATCAGGTCGCCGATGACCAGCCGCTGCCCAACAGTGAAATGCTGGATTTTCAAAGCGTAAAGGAGGGCAGAAAACATGCAGGTTCAAGTCTTTTTGGGACGTGCCAGCGACGGCAAAACATCAACGCTGCAGGAAGTGCAGGATCGGCTGATTGCGTCAGGCATCAACGCCCCGGTTATTCAAGCCGGTGCATATGCCGAAGACGGCCTACTAGCCATTTTGGATATATGGGCTGCAGTTGGTGAGCGCGAAATCCTGGTTGAGGATTGCAGCAGGCTGCAGATTTTGAAGGTTCTGGAATGGAGGTCATGCACTGAGGATGACCCGAGTTTTGACGACCTGGTTATTCACCTAGCTCGTCAGGATTAACCGGAATTGAAGAGCGGTGTCGAGGAGTTGGCCCTCCCCGACACCAACCACCACTGAGGGCAACACCATGCAAGCACAGCACCAAAGCAGCAGCGACCCGAAGGCTATCACATCGACCGTTGAAGGCGCACAAACGGCGCGGCATCTAATGGCAATCCGGATTGTTGGAACAGCATTGTTTGATTACCAGGTACGAAAAACTTCCGATGCACGGATCCGCCTCGAATCTCTCACCAGTATGGCCCAAACCCTTGGTGATTTATCTGACCTCGACGCGGCAATGGTTGCCGAGTTAATCGCTAGAAAAGCAATATAAGGAGTAAGCGTATGATTAGTGAACAGTACAACTCACGTACAGCAGATAAATTCGTTGTTCGTCTGCCGGACGGATTACGGGAAAAAGTCGAGACAGCAGCAAAGGCTCGATACACGAGCATGAACACATTGATGGTTCAAGCGATCGACGAACTGTTGCACAAAAATGCGCGAATGGAGTTACTGCTTGATGCGTTAGAGTTGGCGGCACTGCAGAGTCGGGCTGGGGGGAAAGATGCGGCCTAAGCTCGACCGTTTCATGAAAGAAAAAGAAGTCCTCGAAGCAACATCCTTGTCGCACTCGACGTTGTGGCGAGAGATCAAACGGGGAAACTTCCCTAAACCCATTCCGATTTCTGCTGGACGGGTGGGGTGGCGAGAGTCGGTGATTGCTACTTGGCAATCAAACCCTCTGCTATGGAAGTGCAACGAGGCCGCGTAAGCGGCCTCATTTAAGTTTAAGCCTCAACGTACCGCATATACGTTAATGCCGGCTCACCAGAGTAACTATCATGGCCCGTGCGATCGACAGTTGGCGAGATGGCTTTTTCCGCTAGCTTTTGTGATGGTACGTTGGATTCTGCAACAACTGCTTCAACATAGAATTCACTGATCCCATTACGGGAATAACCGTTTTTAAGCTCGTCGATACTTTTCTCAATAATCTCTGCCCCAAGCCCCTGATTTCTGAACTTCTCAGGGACAGCATACCCAATAGAAAAACATGGCAGGCCATTGTATGGCTCGCCCGGGATATAGGTAACAAAGGCTCGTACACGACCATTATCAATTAATGCGTAGCTCAACCGTGCTACTCCATTAGGGTAATCGAGGTGTACGGAAACATCCGGATGCACCTCGCCTTTCGATAACTTTATTCCGACAATTTTTACCTGCTTCTGAAAGCTTTTCAAACCATCCATTGGATCGGTCATTGCTGGCATAGTCCATTCCTCAATGTGAAGGTCAAACTGACATTCATGGCCTTTTGATAGCATTTTTTTCTAGCCACGTCGACCATCGTGCAAGACCGCTTTTCTTTTCTTTAAAATAGTCATAGCGGTCGTAGTGTTTGGACGAAACATCACTAAATGCATGACCCTGAATCCGGTCACGCAACTCTTTTGAAATGCCAGCTACCCCCATCAATGTTTTGCAGGTTCGACGAAGATCTCGAAGCGTGAATGGCTCTTCAAATTTCTCAGCGTGGCGCCCATAGAGCTTTGTGACTGCACGCGATAGCGAATTGGCATGCAGGCTTTTTCCTTCGTTCTTCCCCTCAAAGGGATAGACGCTTGTACTGCTGATCTCGGACATCGTGTGTAGGCTTTGGCGCATGAGCTTATTGTACGGTACCGCATGCGCGGCTCTTTCTCCGTCCCGCCCCTTCTTGTTTCGAATGAGCAGATGGTCCTTGTAATACTGCTGCCGCTCCACAGCCAGGAGCTGTTCAGGACGCTGGCCACCAGAAGCAATCAAGAACTGAAGCAATACAGCAGTAGTCAACGACAGCTTCTCAGGTAGAAGCTGCCAAAGCGTTGCCAACTCCTCAACCGTAAGTGTTCGATCACCTGGGCGCTCCCAATCATCCTGAACCGGTATGCTGGCCACTGGGTTGTTTTGCAGGCCGAACTTCAGACCGCCCTGATGATAATTTCGAGGGTTGAACTCTTGTTCGAGCCCCATTTGAAATGCAGCATGCAAACGGGACCTTACGCGATTGCAGTAGGTCGTTATTCCACGCTCAATCATCCGAGTGATGATGTCACGAATTTCTCCAGGGCCGATTGCGCACGCTGGAAGTATTGCAAAATTTGGAAATGGTTCGGTCACGTACCGCTTGAATGACCACTGTACATCGTCTGTCGATGCAGCATTCTCACCAGTAAGCTTGGACACATAAGCATCAAGAAGGTCATTAAACGTACCACCTGCTATTACCTTGGTACGCTGCTCTCTACAGCTCTCACGAGCCTCAACAAGGCTCAGCGTGGGCCACACTCCTACCTTGGTTAACTTCTTCTTCCCAGCCACATGACGTTGAAAATAATACTCCTTCGTACCGTTTGGCCTGACTTTGAGGATCAATACGCCTTCCCCTCTGGTACTCCTTCCATCAGAAACGATGTAGTCATTCTCCCGGGGCTTGAACGCCCGGATTTGCTTTTCCGTGAGCATCTGGTGACAGTTCCTGGTGACAGTTAGCCCGAACGTGTATGACATTAGGTGATACACCCCAAAGCCCCACCCTGACCTCCAGCCCTTTGTTTTACTGGGCTAGAGGGGTGTCATGGTACTCCCAGCAACAAAGTGAAACTACGTGCAGCCCAGCTTCCCAAGCTGATCACGCGGGTTC